GCGCTTTCCTCGATTTCTACCTCGATGTCGTAATCAAACTCATCGCGAAAACCGTAAACTTCTTTTTGCGCCACGAGCGCATTCCTGCACGCCTCGTGAATGATTTGCTTCAGCCCTGTGAGCGAGGCCGCATTTAGGCCGTGGATCGAGACGGTAGGACGAAAAAGGATCATGTGAGGTAGCGAGTTATGGCCTTGATTGCCTCATCAAACGAACGCACGACCTCGACGCGGTAGCCGGCGGCGCGCAGGATGCCGTGGTAGCATTCCTGTTCCACGGACAGGCGCCCCGTGTGAGTCTTGAGTTCGATGAAGAGGCCGTGAATCCTCTCCTCAACATGCCAGTCTGGTTTTATCCTGCTAAATCTGCCCACAGCCAGCATCAGATCCGGCACCCCCTTCCGCACGCCCTCCAGTCGCATGAAATGGCCTTCCTTGGCCCCGCGTAATCCGCCATTGGGAATGGCGAACAGCACTTCCTCTGGCAGTTTGAAGCCCCGGCACGCCACACTCCACCAACGGATGAGCGCCCGCTGCATGGCCGACTCCGTGTGCTTGCGGCGCTTGGTCGGCGTCGGCACGAATCCGTCCGGCGAGCCCTTGGCGTCGATATGGGCCTGAAGTCGGCAAAGATCGGTGTCGGTGAGGATGCTCATTTTGAGTCGTCCCATTTTCCGATAACTTTCAGGAATGCTTGCGCGTGCTCGACGGCGGTTGATCGGGTGTAGATTCTAGTGTCGTAATTGTCTACTGTTTTGAGCATCTTCTCCGCCTCGTGCATGGCGTTGAGGTCGTTAAGGTAATCGGGGTATGCGGGCGGGCCGCTAAAAGGAAGGATTGTGCCGCTTGGATCGAAAGTAACGCTACGTTTCGTGCGCCACCCACACGCCTCTGCAATCGCTATGCGTTGTGCTTCTGGTGTCATGGTGCCGTAAATACCTTCTTCTTCCGCACGCCCTGCACGCAGAGCGGACGCAGCGCGCCGTCAAACACGGCATCGGCCGAGTTGCCTTTCTTGCTGGTTTTCGGAATGCCCATCGACTTGGCGATGGCATCCTTGGTCTTGGCCACGCTGGGCTTGACCGTCCCGGCATACGCAGCGTCATCGGGCAGTATCTTGCGCGTGGCGACGTAGAATCCGACGGGGTCCGGGAAGCTGTAGCTGCCGCCTTCCTCCTTTATAGTGATATGGGTGCCGTCGGGAGCCGTGATAGCCCCCAGTGCCTCGATGCGCTTCTCGGCAATGTCTTCGGCGTCCTCCATCGGACGACGGAGCGAGCGCGCGTCGATCAACCATTGAGCCAGGAGCCCGTCGTCTGGATTGGCGCGGATCTTGGCGATCATTTCGTCGGTGAGCAGGACTTTCATCTGTTGGCGGAGTTGGATTTGGGCCGGGCACTGGATGGCGGCAGGGCACCATTTGCACTGCTTAAGCCCGGTGACAAGCTGGCGGTTGTTGGCGATGGCGGACTCAACGCGGGCACAGAGCGACGCCCGGACACCCCGGAGCAGGTCGCCCTCGACCGTGACGGTGCTGACACGCTGGAACCCCTCGTCCTCGTCATTGCGCGGCTGCACGATGTGGAAGACGATGGATTGCAGTTCGGGGTAGCCGTCAAGCAGCAGCACGCAGTAGCCGAGAATCTGATCGTTGGCATCGGCGGGGTCCACGGGGTCGTAGCCGGTCTTCAGGTCGAAGGCGATGGCCTTGGTGCCGTCGGGGCTGAAGGCCACGGCGTCTATGTGGCCGGTCAGGACAAAGCCCGTCTCGGTCGTGGCCTCGGTCTCGATGTCAAACGTGGCGGTTGAAAACTTGTAGCCCAGCTCGGCCTCGACTTGCAGGCTCCAGCCTTCCGGCACCGTCTCGCGGACGTGGTTGAAGTAGAAGTCCGCGATCCAGTGAGAGAACTTCACGGAGGGAGGCATCGGCGGTTGTTTCCAGTCCGCCGGCCCGTAGGCCCCCATCTCGCGCAGCATCCGGTCGTGGGCCAGCCAGTGCAGCGCCGTGCCCTCGCTCCCCTCATCGCCCTGCCGCGGTGCGACAAGGCGGGTGAGGGTGAGGCTGCCGGGGCATGACAGCACGCGGTCGAGTTCGGAGCAGCGGATGGAGGGGAGGGTCATGGATTAGCTTTCTCGTCTTCTGCAAGCATGGCATCCGCGATCTTTCCTGCCTCATCAACAATCAGGTCGATCCTTCCGTTGTCGGCAGAAGCAGAGAACAGCAGCCCGGTCAGCGCGGCTGCCTTGTAGTATTGGCGCATGGTCATGCCAGCGTGCGCAAAATAACATTCCGCCCAATTACTGGAGATTACCGGGCGCGGGAAGGCTGGCTTGGTTGATAATTCACTCACATCACACCTCCATCGCGCCTTCGGTAGCCCCCGTGGCCTCGGGATTGGCGAGTGCCACCTTCTGCACGAAGGTCTGCACCTTGCCGATCTTGCTGTTGAGCGTTCCAAGAAGCGACACGCGCAGTTCGGCACCGGGAGCCCAAGGCTCGTTCAACACGGGCTTGTCGCCGTCGAGCAGACCGCCGCCGACGTGATAGATGACGCCGACGAAGCCGCCTGTGACCTCGGCCTGCACTGAGGCATAGGTATTGTCGCCCTTCTTGATTTGGAGCGGCGTGGCCCGCGTGACCTTTACGACGGTCTCGATCAGCTCTTTGTCATTGAGGAAGGCGCGCGGGGTGGCGGACGGCTTGGGGGCTGGTTCAGCAGGAGCCGCTGCCTTGGGTGCCTCCTTGGCCGGCTCAGGCTTGGGTGCGGGGGCCGCTTCCGGCTTTGCGGGCTCGGGCTCGGGGGCCGGATCGGTGCGGGGGCCGTCTGGCTCGACCGTCTGGGCTGGGGCGGCAGGAGTCACCGGTTTGGGGTCGGCGGCGGCAGAAACACCCTTGCGAGGTTTGCGCGGCTCGGGACGGGGGGCGGGGGATTCGGCGGGGGTGGCGTTTCCGGCAGGAGCAGCGTCCCCTTGGATGTCCTCGCCGTCGGCATAGCGCACGTCGGCGTCAATGTCATCCTGCACGCCTTGGTCGTGCACCGCAGCCCGCTGCATCTCGACCGAGAGGATGCCCCACTTGGTCAGGGCCGACTTCACCACGGTCTTGGTGGCCATGCTGTCGAAATCGCTGAACCACGGGCTGCTGCGGTAGCCCTTCTGGTAGGCGCGCGAGAACCGCTTGGCGTGCGCCTCGACCTGCTCCTTGGTCCAATAGACCACCTTCTGGAATCCGTTCCGCGTCTCGAAGGCGCAGAAGTAGCCGGTGATCTCAGCCGCAGGATCGTAGTTGTTGAAGTCCAGCACGGGCTCGCCCACGATGTCGTAACCCTTGAAGGCTTTGCCGTGGACCGGCCCGGCGTTGAGCCGCTTGTATTGGCCCGAGCGCAGCGCGAGTTGGATCAGCCCCTTGTAGCCGATCTGGAATTGCGCCACCTTGCGCTCGCCGTCGGCATAGGCGATGATGTGGGCTTGCCCGAGCGTCGGGTTGATGGGCAGGTCTAGCGTGGCGGCGGTCATGGCGGCGGCAATGATGGAGCGCGGCTCGGCGTCACGCAGGGCCGGAAGCTGGCTGACCTGGGTGATGGCCGCCATGAACTGCGGGGCGCGCGACTTCAGCACTTCGCTGAAGCGGTCACGGTAGGAGGCAAGGGCAAGGTAATCCTTGACCGTGCGGACGTCGGTGGAGAGTTGGGATGAGGGGGTGGTTGACATGTTGGTTTGGGTTTAGAGTTTGTTCACGGCCCTGATGACCGCGGCCACGTCCAGTTCGTCCACGGTCTGTTCCAGTATCGTCACGGTTTCCGTGGTAACGGTTTCAACCTCGGGCGCGCGATTTGGTAAGGCATGTTGATGATGTTTCGTGCGCCAGACTACGCGCACAAGTGTTACCGTCAAGCGGTAATTTCAGCGCGGGCGACGGCACTGCCACAGGCACCAGCCGAGCCACGCGAGGAGCAGGATGATGCAGAACGTCATACGGGCAGGCCGCGCTTCTTCAGCTCGGCGATCACGGCCATGCGCTGGGCGCGATGGCCTCTGGGCGGCGTGATTTGCCGGCGGCTGTAATACAGGGCCGCTTGCAGCTCCTCGTTGGACATTTCGGCGGGGCGTTTCGAGAATGCGCGCTTGCCGAGTTCGTTCTTGGCCGGGTGGGCTTGCTGGCGCGCGAGGGCGATGGGAGGGGTGTTGGGTTTCATGGTTCAATCATCCTTGTAAGGCAACCGGGCCGCGACAGGAAGCGGCTTCTGGCGTCGGGGACGTAGCGCCGACAGGATTGCCCCGGCTTCCCTAAAATCACGCGCCTGATAAGTGTTCACCAGATAAGCCAGCTTGGCCGGGGTGGACATGCCGTGCCAATGTCTAGGCAGTCGCAGCATGGTGCAGCCTCCTCTTGGCTAAGGCCACGGCCGGCACGATGGGTAGCGCGCGGCGGGCACCGGGAATGACGTAAAGCCAGCAAGCCTTGCCGCTGGTGTTGCGGTAGGCCGCAGCGTTGACCGCAAGCAGTATCTCCAGTCGCTTCTGCGCCGGGCGGCTCAGGAACCAGCCGCCATAGCGCCGGCTGTAGCGCGAGGCCAAGGACCGCAAAATGATTTCAACCCGCGCCTGATCCGCGCCGTCGATGTCCTGACTCACGGCGAACAGGCGCTGTCCGTCGATGATGAGTTGGTCGATCATGGTTACTTAAGGCCGTGTTCGTCCCGGTAATCCTTGCTCGCAGTGGAGCGGTCCACCTTTCTTGGGGCGGTAGACCGGCTTGACACTTTGCGTGCTGGCGATAGATTCTTGGCGGGCGCGGCTTGGTCCGGCTGGCGGGTGGTTGCAGTGGTGGTCATGACGTTGGTTGGTGGCCCGAGTTGCTGATCTCGACGTTCTACCAACTGCGCCCATACTTCACTTGGCGGATGCGGTCCAATTGGCGGCGATAGTCCGCGAGAGCGTTCGCGTCAGAGACGGTGCCTTCACCTTTCTCAAGCTCGGCTTCGAGGCGTTTGATGGCTTCACGAAGCTGCGTTTCGGTCATTTCCCGGCGATTCAGGTTTTCGATATACATAGGAAAAAGAGGTAGAACAAACGGCGGCGAGCGTCGGCACATCATTTTTGTTAGCCAGTTTCTCCGCTGCGCCGGGGACGCCGATGCTTGCGAGGTCGCGCAGCATGTCGGGGTTGCTCGGCAGCGGGACGGGATGCGAGGCAGCGTAATCGCGGCATTCGCAGAGATGGCAGCGCAGTCCTTGCGGCGTTTCCATCGCTGGCCACGCGCCGCAGGCCGCGCAGTATCTCGGCCCAGAATGGCTAACCAGCGTGCCAGAGCCAACGCGCTTACTGGGCCTGTTTCTCGGGAGAGGCTTCTCCGCTCGTTGCTTTTTCATAGGTCCAAATGGTTGTGCCTGCGCTCTCGCGCGTCGGCGCGAGCCTGCCGAGTGCTTGGGCCGCCTTATTCACAGATCGCCTCCACAAGCGCATCTACGATGATCGCCTTGTCGTCGTCGGTGACATCCATCTTGATCTCGCGGGAGAGCTTGTGGACGACCGAATGGATGTCGTCATACACCTCGCTCGGCACATCTCTCCACAGGTCCACGCCCATCCCAGCAGCGCGCACCTCCGCCACAGTGCCCGCTGTCGGGCCAGGCACGGTCACGGTCATGTCGTATGGGCTGTCCGGACCGGATGGGCTGTAGGCCCATTCGAGGGTAACATCCCCGTCCGCCAAGGTCAGCTCGATGGTTACATCACCGTTTGATTTGATTACAGTGTTATTTTTCATGTTCAAAGAGTATTGCCGCGAAACGGTAATGACTGCAAGCTATATCCTGCAGTGGTTTTGTAACGTGTTTAGTCAGAGGTATTAGACGAGTGTTTTTTGTGAGGGGGCGGAGGGCGGAAAAGGGGCACGGTGAATGAGTGTATGCGTATATGCGCATGAAGGAATGAGAGAGAATGAGGTTGACATGACTCTTCACGGGTAGGCCAACTACGCGCGCAGACGCACATGCACAAGCATCACGATATGTTTATATGAGTGGAAACGGAAATAGTCAAACATTAGCACTTGCCCCGATGGCTGGGTCTGGGATCGGGAAGCAACTCGCGGAAAAACTCCTTGAACGCGATGATTTTTTGCGGCTGCTCGAAGAGGCTGTAGTTGCTGCGCTCCAAGCGAACTTGCAGCCCCGATGGGATCCCAATGCAAAGGCATGGGCCCCGGCCGTGCCGGACGCCAAGACGCGACTTGCGGCCGTGCTCGGCCTCATGGCGCAGCTCGAAGGCGAGCCGGTGCGCCGCATCGTCCATCAGCACCTTGGCGGGGGTGGCGTGCTGGACCTGCACGCCGTGCTGCGAGACTCGCCCGAGCTACGCGAGGTGTTGGCGCGGGAGCTGCAAAACGCCAAGGGCCCAGGTGAGCGCAGCCGGGAACACTTTGCGGCCAAGCGAGCAGCCAAGGCTGCGGAGGTGATGGTCGTCGATGGAGGTGTCTAGTGACGCTCCCCGTCCTAGCTCTGTCTAGTGACGCCCGTTACTGGCCGATTCCTACCCTGTTTTTAGGGCAGATGTCGGGGGCTGGGCGTCCAGACCCCCGCGCCGATAGGCTTTCGAGGCTTGGCGGGCTGCTGGCGTGGCAGCATTAGGGCTTGGCGGGTCTGGCCAAACCGTGTTTTGGCGGTCCGGCGCGTTCAGTTGCCCAAAAATCGACCACCCCCTATGCTCGCTTTCCCGAGCGGCTACGTGGCGACGGACAGCGTGGGGAACAAAACCTTTCCCGCTCTTCCACATTTCGACCACCCCCTATGCGTCGTTCTAAACACCTATATGAACGTTTAGTTGCTATTTTCCTGAGAAACGGATTGAAGAAACGTGGGGGTGGGGGGGGGTGGTGAAAAAACGCTCTCTGAAGTATCCCCTAATCCCCGTAGGGGGATACTTCAAGAGGTTATTTCACACCTAAAATAATATAGTTTTTTCAAGGAAATCTTAGTTATTTCAGATACTTCAAATCATGGCCCGAAATCCAGACTTGACCTCACTGAACGTTTAGTTACAAATAGCTGCATTGGACACAAAACGCACAGCATCTTACCGGAATGAAAACGCACGCCACACAAGGGACCGATGACTTCATAGACGCTGCGGTAGATAGCCTGAGGCAGGGCGGGCATCCGTTCCTGCTGGTGGCGCTGCACGCCCGGCACACGGAGACGGATAGGAAGTTCAGCATCAGGTCAGGATTCTTCTGCGGGGATGACATTGGGGCGCTGCGGGAGATCGCGCGGGTCGAGGTGCCGCGGCACTTGGACGAGGACGAGGAGAGGGTGCCATGAACATCGTGACATATCTGCGGGTATCTACCGAGGACCAGCGGCTGGAGCCCCAGCGGCTGGAGCTGGCTGAATTCTGCGGGCGGATGAACTGGACTATCGAGGCCGAATACTCCGACGTGATCTCAGGAGCGAAGGCGGAGCGCTCTGGGCTGGACGCCCTGCTCGAACGCTGCGCGCTGGGCGGGGTGGACGCCGTGGTCGTGGTCAAGCTCGACCGGCTCGGGCGGTCCCTGCTCAACGTCATCGGCCTCGTGCAGAAACTGAAGGATATGGGCACGTCGGTCGTCTGCACCAGCCAGGGCATCGACACGCGCGATGACAACCCGTGCGGAAAAATGATGATGGCGGTGCTCGCGGCGTGCTCAGAATTCGAGCGGAACCTTATCGTCGAGCGCACCAAGGCCGGCCTGCGGGCGGCAAGGGCCCGGGGCAAGGTGCTGGGGCGGCCCTCGGAGAAACTCGTCGCGGACTGGCCCGCGGTCGTCGCCGCGTGGCACGCCGAGACGGGCGGCCGCGGTTTGCGTAGGCTGGCGCTCCGGCTGGGCGGCGTCAGCACCGCCACCGCCGCGGCCAAGTATCGGGAGTGGAGGGCCGCACAGTGACCGGGATTGATATGTCGGTTTATGCGGCGCGAGAAGATGGCCAAAGCAAAAAATGCCCACCCTACCTGCGGTGGACCAAGAAAGACGGTCCCTCGTATCCGTGCACCGACGGCGCGGAAGGCGTGTTCTGCTGGAGGTGCCAGCTAGTTTTGCTTGAATACCACGCAGGCCACGAAGTGACCCTGCTCGTGCGGCGCTGACGGGAGAATCGTGGGCTTCCTTGCTCGTGCGAATAAGGGTCACGCCCGCCGCCTGAAGGCGAATCCGGCCGGGGTCATCGGCACGCGCTCAACCTCGCCGGTCTCGACCCACTTCTCCATCATGTCGCGGAAGCCACGGTCGGTGATGCCGCAGGGAAGCTCGCGCACCAGACGGTGAATCTGCGGCACCGGCAGCGGCTTGGCGTCCGGCCCAGGCACGCACGGCAGCAGCTTCGCCGGGTCGTATTTGAGCGGTCTGCCACCGGGAGACTTCGCGGCGGCGGATTCGGAGGCCGGAAGTTCGGACGGCTCCCAGAAAATCGCCGGTCGGCCGTCGGGCAGTTTGTCCGTGCAGTGCTTGATGCCAATGGTGGTGACGGTCTCCAGACGCGTGCCCACGCCCTGCTGGACCTCCTTGGTCACGCCGGCCCGGCGACCCCGCTTGGCCAGCACCAGCTTGAACTGACCTTCGGTCTCCTGCGGCCGCAGGCTGATGATGGCGCGTGCCCAGTTGATGATCTCCGCGCCGCCGGCCATGTCATACATCACCTCGTGCCACAGCCGCTCGGTGCGCTCCTTGCCCGTCGCCGGCTTCGTGGTGTGGTGGATGATGCAGTAGCCGAACGAGCCGTCGTTGAGGCCGTTCAGCCCCTCGCGCAGGAATTCACCCAGATCCTTCGATTCGGTCACGTCCCCGTCCATGAACGCTTGGAGCGGGTTGATCCAAACGATGTCCGGCTTAAAGTGCTGAAGATGTTGGCGGAGGGCAGAAAAAAAGCGGAGTCCCCGGTTCACCCGGTCGGTCACGATGCGGATGTTGGTGTCAAGCATGGCCCGCTGCTCCGTGGTCAGGCCCATGCGCAGGATGATGGAGTGCAGCACCTCGGCGATGTCGCCGTCCGAATCCTCGGACTGGATGATAAGGGAGCGCATCGGGCCATTGGGCCGAATGCCCATGAACGGCAGGCCCAGCGCCCAGCACACAGCCATCTGGGTCTGCATGGAGGACTTGCCCATGCTGGACGGCCCAGAAAGAACGAGCCCGTCGCCGCGGTTGAGGTAGCGTTTGCCCAGCAGCACTGACGGATCGTTGTCCGGCAGGATGGCGAAGGAGGAGGGCAGGCGGTGCGGCTCGCGCGGCTTGGCGGCCGCCCCGAGCCGCAGGGTGGCGTCGAGCGAGGCGCGCGTGGTTTCAATGAATTCATCCAGCCCGCTGGTGAAGCCATATGCCTGTTCGATGACGCCGGTCGCGGCCTTGATCAGCTCGCGCAACAGGTGCTTCTCGCGCACCTTCTCAATGAAATAGCCAGCATGGGCGCTGGTCGGGATCTTGCCTGTCACCTGCATCAGGTAGGCCCAGCCGCCCACATCCTTGATTTGTTCGGGACTGGACAGCTCGGCGTGGAGTGTGGACAGGGTGGGGACTACGCCGCGCTCCAGCATCTGCTGGCACAGCGCGAACAGGCGGCGGTTGTTCGGGAAGTAGAACGATTCCGGCTTCAGTCCGGCCTCGATGCAGCGGCGCACGGTGTCGCCGTTGTCACCGTCGAGCAGGCAGCAGGCGAGGACGTGTTCCTCGGCCTCGGCGCTGTGCGGGGGTGAGCGGTCTGGGGCGGCGGCAGGGAGTTGGCGCTGGTAGGTGCGGCGTGGTGCGGCCTCGGCGTCGGCCTGTGCGTCGATGAACTCGGGGGGTGGGAGCGGCTGCGGGGGCGGGACGGCGGCCGCGGATGGTGCACCGTCGTCGATTTCCAGCATTTCAAAGTCGTCGCTCATGCCCAGAAAATCCTGTCGTCCGCCGCCGTCACGTTGCTGTCCCGCCGGCCTTCACCGGAGAGCGTCACGACGGCGGACGGGAGGGCGGCGGACCGCGCTCCAAGGTTACAGAAATGCAAAGCCCGTGACCGGGAGGTGGGCACGGGCGTTCTATGAAGGAGGTTATTCATCGGGACAGCGCATGAGAAAAATCACCGCGGGCGGCTACCGTCAAGCGGAAATAGGTTTGCCCCAAAAACGGCGCAGGGCAATTTGCGCGCAATGGTCCTGAAGTTGGGCCGGATTATCTGCGTTGCTTTGGCAAAGGTGACAGCCGGTTCTATCTCGTTCGGGAAGTCTGAAAGAATGTGGGTAGCCAGCACCCTAACCTCGGTTTCGTTTATATTTGCGATGGTTCCACATCACCCATGCTTGTGCGCATGGTGGTATTGGCGCTGCTGTTCGGCGTGGGCATCGCAGTAGAGGCGGTGGCGGCCCGTGGCGGGCGAAATGGAGGTGGGCTGCCCGCAGCGCAGGCAGAAATGGCCTGCGCGGCGGCGGCGCATCTCATGCAGGGCCGCGCAGCGGGTGGGAGTCACAGGCGGCGCGACATCGTTCTTGGCCGACTGCATCTTCTTCTTGTGCGCGCTCTCGATCAGGTCGCGCTCGGTGATGACGTAGCGCGGCTTCGGTTTGCGAGCCGCTTCCTTGAGCTTTTGCAGGCGCTCGGCCTTGCGACGTTCGTGCTCCTCTTCCTGCCGTTGCTGCTCGGCCTCGCGTTCAAGCCGCCGCCGCCTGTTGTCCTCAAGGATGGCAAGGGCGCGGTCCACGTCGAGGGGCTGCTTGGCTTCGCTGACAACTTTGGTTTGGCCGATGATGGAGAGTAAGGGCATGGATGTCAGTTAAAACCGCCGATGGTCAGGAAGGCAAGCAAAATTACCGCTTGACGGTAATAGGGCGGTGTGCAGGATGACCGGGAAGAATGACCGCACATGCCCAAGTCGCCGCCCTCGCCCCGGCGCTCAAAACCCAGGATGACGAGAAGCTGCTGAAGATGTTCGCCCGCGGCGTGCAGAAGCTGCGCAAGGGGCGCAAGCTGACGCGGCAGCAGTTCGCTGATCTGATCCACCTGTCCTACTCCAACACGGCCAACATCGAGCTTGGCCACAATTGGCCGTCCATGCCCGCCTACATCCGCATCTGTGAGGTGCTGGGCGTCGGCGTGCCTCCGCTGATGAAATGACCATCGACCTGTTCTACGTCACTTACGCCAAGGACGCCGAGTGGTTTCGGCGTTCGCTGGAGGTCAACCGGAAGAACCTGACGGGATTCAGGAATATCATCGTTATCACCCCGGCGCAGGACTGTGAAGTGTTTCAAGCCATCGTTGCTGGCGTGCCCAATCTGAAGCACTTTGGCACCGAGGATTGGCCCGGATACGGCTACTACTGGCAGCAGGCGATGAAGATGAGGGCGGACACATTCACCGATGCCGATGTCATCGCGCACATTGACTCCGATGTGTTCGTGAAGGCTCCGACCGACATGCGGGACTACTTCGTGGACAACAAACCGTCCATTCTTTGGCAATGGTATAGCGACGCGGGAAATGCGGTGGTGTGGAAGGAGCCGACGGAGCGCGCCTATGGCACCGAGGTCAACGTGGAGTTCATGTGCGGCTTCCCGATCATCTACTACCGCTCGGTCTATGCGCAGGCCCGCAAGCATCTGGAGGAGACGCACGGGATGGCTTGGGACCATTACATCAGGAAGTGTGCGGCCGAGCCCAAGCAGCCGGCGTTCTCGGAGTTCAATTTTCTCGGGGTGGTGGCCAAGCGTTACGAGTGCCCGCTGGCGTCGCCCTATCATTGGGTGGACCGCAATCGCGATGAGTGGCCCAAGGGTTTCCAGAACACACGCCAGTTCTGGAGCCATGCCCCGCTCAAGGACTGCCTGCCTGAGATCGAACAGATGCTGGACGGAAGGCGGGATCACCAGTTGGAGGTGACGAACCGGGGCATTTGGATTCTGTCCAACGACACGCACATCTCAAAGTGGGTGCAGCAGGCGCAGCGACTCGACTTTGATACGCCGACACTGGAGAAGCACCTGAAGTTCATCAAGCCCGGCGATACTGTGGTGGATGCCGGGGCCAACATCGGTGACAACACCATCGCCTATGCCCGAGCGACAGCAGGCGTGGCCACGGGGCAGGTCATCGCCTTCGAGCCCAACCCGCTGGCCTTCGAGTGCCTACGCAGGAATCTGGCCGGGCATTCCCATGTGCAGTGCGAACGCATCGGACTGTCGGACGAATTCAACTGCGCGGAACTGGTCATTGGGCCGAACGCAGGTGCAGCCTATTTGAAAACCGGCAGCGGGATCGAGGTGGCCCCGCTGGACCAGTGGAAACTTCCGAGGCTGGCCTTTTTCAAGATAGACGTTGAGGGCTACGAGCCAAAGGTTCTGCGCGGAGCGGCGGAGACCATCCGGCGGTGCCGTCCAGTCATGTATATTGAGATCAACCGCGGTGCGCTGGAGAGGGCTGGATTCAGTGCCGAGACCGTGCGTTCATGGCTGCTGGCCGAGAGGTATCGCATTGATGGCTGGGACGAGGCATCGCCCCAGTTCGACATATACGCGCTTCCGCTGCCATGATCTGTATCCTCGGGGTTTCGCACAGGGACAAGGTGCAGGCGCTCAGGTGGCTAGACCATGTGTGGGCGTTGTCGCTGCGGGAGCGTGGAGAGCAGCCACCAGTCATCGTGATGCAGACCATGCGCGCCGCTGCGGAATCGGGCACCGTGCTTCAAACCACAAAGCTCCATGTGCTGGAGTGGGCGGTGTGTCCGGATGAAAACGAGGTCGGCT